GTGTAATACCACCCTCTAATTCTTCTAAAATATATTTATAATATGGATCATCAGTTGGTTTTTTATCATTAGTAAGAATACTCATTGGATCATTCTTATCAAATTTAACTGCTCTAATATCATCAGCAATATTTGATGGTGGCATTTCTATATATTCAAATAAGGGTACTGAATCTCCTTTCCAAAAGAAATAAAATGTACGGTCTCTTACTTGACTTAGTCCATGAAGTAAAGATTTTGTTTTAAATATACTGAATGTGTATCCATTTTCTTCAGCAATTTTACGTAATCTACGAACAATAGGTTCACCCATTTTTGAAGCGAGTCTTGGAGCATTTTCTCCCCAAAACACTTTTGGTTGAACTTCACTAAGAACATACTTAGCAGATTTAATCATCCAATCGTTTGCTGGATTATTACTTGATGCTTGTGGACTTAATGAACTTAAACCCGCACAAGGACATACTGTATTAATAACATCAACTTTATTTTTATGAGTATCACCTTGAGATAAGTTTAAATAAGGAACTTCATAATTGTAATAATTTTGTAAGTGTTCTTCATTTGCTTGAAATCCATCGAATGTTAAAAAATATTCTGGTTTAGTTTTAAATATGTTTTCCATTGCGATGGTTTCTCCACCGATTAATGGTACTATGCTTGCCCATGTTGTCATGTTAAAAAAATTCCTCAAGATTATTTGTTTGCTCTATACCAGTCCAATATGGATAGTACTCTCTAGATAAATGTATTGATTGTGGTTTTTCCATATATTTAAAATCAAGTTCTCTATCTTTATTTAATAGATAATTAGTCCATCTAATAATACCATACTCTTTTTCAATATAGTCATTAAACTCATTACGAGCATTAGTACGTTCTTCCCATGAACCATAGAATGGTTTACCTTTGTAAAATCCAGATTGTGGAATTTTTCTTGATTCATGTTCTATTGGAAGCAGCTCATATATTTTAGCATTATATTTTCTTGCTTCCTCTATATATCTATCAGCCAAATCTTGAACACTTTCTCCAAGTCTAATTATGTGATGTCTTATGTCAATATTACCAAAATAGCAATGTAGTTCATCATAGTCATGTGGAATAAATGTATTAAATCCTTCTTTTAAGGCACCATTAAGAGTTTTAAATGGAACACTATTTACTGTCCATCCTGGGCGATACATACAAATAGAATGACTATCACCAATTACTATTTTACGAGTTGGATTAATATTATCAACTCTAATTGCAGTATCATGCATTCTTTTTAGATTTACTAAGTCTACTTGATGCCATTCAGGTTGTACTTCTTTTTTAGCAGAAGCAATTTTATCTTTTATCATAGTGTGGTATTCAGGAAAATCAATTCCAATAGAATAAACTTGTCCTTTAAACTTAGAAAAGTTAACAGTATTTTGTACATAAGGAAAGCCATAAACACCACCAAACATATTAAGACCGCCAGTAAAATCGCTACCATGATATACCCAAAGAGCATCATATTGATTATGGTCTTCTATTTCTCCACCATAATTAACATCACAATTGCCATATTTTTCTCGTATTTCATCTCCATATATAACACCTTGAGCTCCTCTATGAGAAGCTGCTCTTTTGGCTACAGGGATAAATGGACAGTTTAATAAATTTTTCATGCAAAAAACTCTTCTATTGTTGATGCTGGATGTTGAAGACTTTCAATAATGGAAGTTACATCAGTATTTGATATTACTCGTTTTTCTATTCTAGATGGATTAATTTTCATATCACAATATACTCCATATTGGCATAATGCAACTTCTGCTGTATAACATGTTAATTCGTTTTGCGCAAAAGAATATATATCTTGTCCATCAACATTAATGTTATGCCAGTATGGATTAAATTTAATTTTACCAAATAATTTTTCTTGGTTTTCGCGAACCCAAACTACTTGATTTCCAGGAGAACATTCGCGACTACTTAAATTTGGAAATAACATTTTAAGAGTAGCTTGACAACCAGGACCAGGCAAAACAAAAGCTTCATCGTGGTTGAAATTTAAGTTAGGATTTGTTGATTGGTCAGTTGCTCCATGGTAACCATAGTATGGACCAATACCCTCTTTACTTAAAAGAATTTCACAACATTGTTTTAAAGAATTACTTTCTAATATAGTATCTACGGTTCCATCTTTAATCCAACCAGCAAGCCAGGCTATCATATTTACTGCATGAGTATCAAATCCATATTCACTCTTAGCATATTTGTTTGATGCACCCATAAGAGATGTATGTAATTCAGTCCTAGACCAAATTGAATATCCTAAGCTTTTAGCTCTATCTAAATTATTTCTAATATCTTCTAAGTATTCAGGATCTTGTAAAACTCTTTCAAAGTCTGTATATGCTTTTCTAGGATCTAGTTCAGCGTTAAGAACTCTATGACAATCTCTTCCACCATAAAAGTGAGTGATTACAAAATTGAGTACGCGGTTTCTATCTGAAATATCTTGGTTATTAGATAAGTTATTTGCTATGTAACGTAACCTATCATCCATTGTAACATTAGGTCCAAAGTATTCAGTATTCCATTGAATAGCTTTGTCTGAATCGTCAAATGTTTCAGATATTCCAGCTCTAAAATCAAATCCTTCAATAACACGTCGCCAAAAATAAGCAATATCATTTGCCACTTCTTGGTCGACGTGTTTCCATAAATTAATAGTCAATTAATCCCTCTCTTACTAAATGAATGATTTTTAAGTTTGGATGACTTTCTTGAATAGCTTCGATTTGAATAGGATCATCTTCAAAGTGTAAACCAATAGTGTATCCCATATCTTTCAAATCCCAAATCGTTTGAGCTTTATGCCAACCTGAAGCTTTGCGAGAATAACTAGGATCATTTCTTGGTAAAGGGTTCATATACACTCTATTGTGTATTCCCCTAGATTGAAGCATTTCCATAGTTTCTTCTTTTTGCTCAAAAGATCGACCTGTGATAATAACATCGTTTTCTCCAGGTCTTACTCCTGTAAATTCTTCACCAAAATATATTACACCATCTATATCAAAAGTGTTAATTAATTTAGTCATAATCATTTTCACCTGATTGGAATGTATAAGTTAGGTCTTCAACTTTAGGACTATTTTCTCTAAGTTGAGGTCTTGTTTTATCAGTTAAAACTCTACGAGCTAAAGCATCACACTCAAATTTAGCATCTGCAGTTTTAAGTTGTTCTGGTGGAGTCTTTTGTGACCATGCTGATGGACCACGTAAATAACCAACAATTCCCATTTCAGAAGCAACCTTACAAAATCTAATAGCATCATATACAATACCAGCGCTATTTGGAGAATCTTGAACAGATAAACGAGCTGTTAATTCATAACGAGCTCCAGCCCAACCCCAAAAAACCATATCAATATTAGCAATCTTATTATCTGATCCGATATACTCATCACCAGGCTTTTGAAAAACTGTAAGTGATGGACCAGCATACATTGTAAGACCAGCTATATCTTTACCACGTACTACAGCTTGACCATTAAGTACATTTTCTTTAGAGATGTGTTTATTCTTTAAACGATCTTTAGTAGCCATGTTTAAGAAATCAGTATTTGCAGTACGACCGGTTCTACGCATATCACCTTGCGTTGTACCACAAGCTTTATTTTCTTGAATGTGTTGAGTGACTAGTAAACCAGAATCCATAATAGATCCTTGAAGTACTTCAGATAAACGAGATGCACCATAATCAGAACGCATATCAGAACCAACGATTGTTACACCATTGTCAATTGCAAGTTGTTCTAATTCCATAGCATCTGCTGTAGAAATATAAGTTGGCATACAATTTACAACATGTACTCCAGCTTTAATAGCATTTTCAATATGCCATCTAGCAGCTTCTTCAGAACCTACTGGCATATAATTAAGTAGTACATCAACTTTACGATCTTTAAGAATCGAACGATATTCTGAAGCTGAAATAGCTTTTGTTACATTATCTTCTAAGAATGAAATATTTTTGTTTAAGTCATTCATATGAGGTGCAATGCCATCAAGAGTTGGTGATCGATATACATGAGATTCATTAGCAATACAACTCATATCGTGACCTGGAGGAAATACTTCCATGTTACAATTTGGCTTTGCATAAATTGCTTTATTTAATCGTTGACCTACTTTACGGGAATCAACATCAAACCCAACTACAAAATTAAAATTTGGAGCTGAATAACCACCAATGTCTTGAAACATTAGACCAATAGTATCTTCTGGATTTTCGTTATAGTATTGAACACCTTGAACAAGTGCTGATGAACAGTTGCCGACTCCGGCGATTGCGATATTTATTTTAGACATAATTTTCTCCTTTATATCAGTTTATTATAGTGAGTAGTTTGACTGGATTAGAGTAGCTCACTTTTGGTTTATATAATATAGTTATAGTAGTTATTATAACACAGTTTCAATTAAATGTAAAGGGAAGTAATTAAGTTTTTTATTAAAAACATAAGTCCAACCCCATTGAGTAGTATGAGAGCTCTATCTTTCCATAAGATAGAAACCCACAACCATAACATTATTCCTATTACAGATAATGTTAAATCTGCCATTTGTAATCCGTCAATACCTCTTATAGACATTGCGCATAATACAAATATAGAAGCAACCCACTTAATATACCAATCTAAAGTATATTTTGGAGTTGCACTTTTATAAATTCGTTTGCTATTCTTTAATTCTTTTGGATCAAAGTTTACCATGCTATTCGTCATCTGCTATTTTGTGTTTTGATTTGCGATCATACTTAGTCTTATCACTATGAGTAGAAGGCTTATGGAATTTGTCCATATTTTTTTTAACTGGGTTTTTTTTACCGAAGATAGCATCCCAGTTATCTCTTCCTTGTTTAGATAAAGCTTTAGATTGTATACTATCACCGGTAATATCATTCTTACTAGCCATATTATTCCTCGAAAGGTAGTTTAAGTTGAATATTCTTTCCATCAACAACAATATCAACTTTTTTAAAAAACATATTACCATTTGTAGTTTGTGTTAATACAAAAGTATCACCAACATTAAATGGAGTATTATCAATTTTTAATAGACAATCAGGTTCTAATACACTGTCCATATCGATAAACATTAAACCTGCATCTGTCATTTCAAATTTGTAATCTATATAAAGCATTTTTATTTCCTTTTTTTTGGCGCGCCTGGCAGGATTCGAACCTGCGACCCTCGGTTTAGAAGACCGATGCTCTATCCAACTGAGCTACAAGCGCAGAGTCGGCACTAAGCCATGGGATCGTAATAGATCTCATTTGTGTCTTCATCTTTTTCTAAAAGATCTTTTAAATTATTTTCTGCTTTCCAATCTTCGAAAGCTTGCCAATCTTCTCTGTCTATATTATCATTTCTATCATAAAAACCGTTTTGTTTAGTGAGCTTTTCAAATACATCCCAAACCTTTTCCATTCGTAATTCAAATATATATTTTAATCCAAGCATTTGATTTTGTAATATATCACAATCTTTAGGATTTAAAGTTAAGTTATCTGTATTATGATATACAAGATCTAGATCTTCAGATGTTGCCCATGCATTCATTATTGCTTGTTCTAAGTCAAACCTATCAACTTTATTAAACGAAGTCATATACTATTCCAGCCTCTTCAAACATTTTTTTAGTTAGTTGTGTAGAATCAACCCAGCGTTCTGGCATGGTATCATCTATTTCTTTAGTTACTACTCTCTTAATTCCTACTTGTATAATACCTTTAGCGCATTCAGAACAAACTGGCAGACCATGTATATATAGTGTTGCGTTATCCAGCGAAGTTCCATTATATGTAGCATTATATATACAATTCATTTCGGCATGAACTACATGCTGATATTTTGTTACTTTATTGTTATACATAGATTCGTCATCAGCAATACCCCGAGGAAATCCATTGTATCCTTGAGCTAACACTTGGCCTTTGGTTCCTACTGCCACTGCACCAATTTTTCTAGAAGGATCTTTAGACCATAAAGCTATATGCTGAGCCAATGCTAGATATCGCTTATCCCATTTGTAATTTTTAGATGCTTCCCAACTCATTTTACTAATCCAAAGTGACGTTCATAAACGTGTAAATTTTGTACTTGCCAATGGATTTGACCAACTTCAACTCCAAGCTCGTCAGCTAATTCACCAAGAACATATTCTTGCCAAGCATAATCATTGCGGTAACCAAATATTACATCATTAGATCTCATTTGAACTACACATTCTAATACATCGTCTCGTATATAATATGTAACTGCATTAGTGCATATAAAATCGTTTTTTTCATTTTCATACCACTCGTGCCAAATAGAAGGTCTTTGATATACCATACTAGCTCTACGCGAATCTCTATTTTTAGTAAGTTCTAGTACAACTTGTTCAAATTGATTATGATACTTTTCACTAAAAATTAAATGTCCGTAATTTGAATTAATTTCACCATGATCATTAGCAGTCATTTTCCATGCTTCCGGTGGTTCACGCTCACCACGATAAATATCGTTAATATTTGTAGATTGATGTATATACCAATCTATTTCAGCGTCTATGTAATGTTTGTTAGGTTTACCAAAAATAGCAGGTTCGTCAGCAACAAAGGATGCACCAATTAACTCAATAGTTTTACCGCCATTTCTGTCTTCAGTAAACATTTTATTTGAAAGTCTGGCTTTAAATAAATCTCGAATTTCGCTTATACTATTCATTTTCCATACCTATCATCTACTTCAGGGTGTTCAATTGCATGCATCATTAAAATCATAATTTGTGTTGCAGCATGAGACAAATGACTGTATCCAGATTCAGGATCTATATCTTCACCGGCATGCCATTTATTTAAATGTCTTTGTACTGAAGAATAAGTTCTTATCCAACTAGTGTTATGACCATCATCACGCCAATTATTCATTCCATACTTTTCAGCACCAAAGCCAAAAACTTCAGAAATTTGAAGTAAAGCTTCTGGTGGTATTAAACCTAAGGGCGGTTTACCATTATCAAATTTTGCCATATTTATGTATTACCTCATTAATTATATAGTATATTATAACATAGTTTACGTTGAATGTAAACAAAAACTTTCACCATTATGAAAATAAATTCCACTTAAATAGTAATCTAATGTTTCTTTATTACCAACAAAGACATATAGTATATCAGAATATGGTGAAGTCCATGTCTTTCGTTGTTTATGAGCTTGATTAGCTCTTTCTATAACAAAGGGAACATAGTGATCAAACTCAGTAACTTTAACTTCAACTGATTCTAAATTTGTATTAAATACATCTTTGTATTTACGAGTATCATCTATAAACCCATGATGTTTCATTAAATACATTTCAGCGGCTTGACCATACATGTTAGTAGCTAATATTTCAGAAAATGATCTACCTTTACGAGTACTTTCTTTACTAAAGATTTCACCAGTTTCACTTTCAGCTCTTAATCGTAAGTCTTTACCATCAATATCAGTAGCTGCATTAAATTTCATAATTTAACCTTCGTAAATGATTCCCTGTTCATTAAGAGCTTTTCTATTTTCCATGTGATGTCTTTCAGTTTCTTCTTTATTGCCACCATAATATGGAACTGCATGATGATCATCAATCATTTGTTGATTAATACTTACAATACTATCTGGATCGATTAATTCTCCAAGAATTCTACCAAATTTTCCTTTCTCATGAGATATTAATCTTATTTCTGAAGCCTTTTCTATCAAAGATTCTAAATGATATTTAGATTGTTTGCCATAGAATTTTTCTTCTAAATTTCGTGTTCTGGATTCTGGAGTGTCTATAGCCATCATTCTGACTCTTTGCTTTTTATAAGTCATTCCAAATCCTAAATCAATATCTACATCAACAGTATCTCCATCTACGACTCTAGTTACTTCTACTTTATATGTATACATTATGAAATTACCGCCTTAATATATTCAGCTGAAATAATTGCTGCTGCTCCGCCTTCATGATCAATTGGCATAGACTTACTCCATTCGAGGTAGACTCTGTCTCCAGCCTTAATACCATCAATTTCATCACTAACAGCTAAAACTAATGCCGGCTTTGAACCTTTAGTAATTTCAGCGGTTAAAATAATACCACCTGATGTAGTTTCTTCTTTTTCTGTAGCAGTAACTAAAACCTGCTTTCCTAACATTCTAATACTCATACTTTCTCCTATTTGTAAAATAAATGGTTATCTATTGTAGTAACCAATTCTAAGTGTTCTGACCAATATGGTAATACAAAATCTGCATGATACCATAATGATCCCTCTGTTATATCCGGATATAATCCAGATAACGCTAAGTCTGCTATATAAAGTGCTTTCATCCAAGTATCTGAATCTGTAGGAGTGTCTGACTTTCCATCACAATACCAACTAAATTGACACTTATGTTTAATTGGTCTATAGTTTCCTTGCCAATCTATTTCCATATAAGCTTGATATACTACATTGCATGGTGAGGATGGAAATTGATTATCTTCAGTTCTATTCATAACAACATTAGCTACTGCTAATTTTCCAGCAAAGCTTTGATTTGCTGCTTCAAAATATATATTTTGTGCTATACAAAATCTATCGCCATTTTCATCTGAAGCTTTTAGATCACTTGCAGTAAAAACTAAAACTGAAAGTGATACTATAGTAGCACTAACAAACGTTAATATCTTTTTTTCCATTATATATTACTCCTAAATACAAAGTTTATAGCTCTTTCGGCTTCTTTTACCATATCTCGTTTTCCATACCACCCGCCAGTTTCATTATCCAAATCTGAACAAATCCAAGCAATTTCACGAGAAGAGATAGGATAACCTCGTTGCATTGCGTTACCAGCAGTTGATACCATAATCTTATACATCTGCAAATACCAACCTGAGCCAGTGATTGATTTATAATCCTCAACTTGTTTTTGATTTACAAAAGGGCAGTCTCTATATCCTGTCCATGAAAAGTCAATGTTGTTGAGTTGAGATTTTCTGTGTTCGATAATTCCGTTTCTGATAGATTCTGGAAGCTTATCGAAAAATGATTCATTTGGTACAACGTATCTGTGCTTTTCCATAAGTTCATTCGGATCCATGGTGAATCCATCATGTGTGAATATGAAGTTGTAGGCCCCTTTATATTTTGAAGGGATGTAGTACATTCTACTAAGGTCTTTTGTTTGGGCATCTGCGATGTCTCCTATTTCTTTATTAAGTGCAAACCAGAAATGCTTTATTTTGTCTGCAGGAACTTGGTCAGTTAATGGAAATACTAAACGAAACTTTGGATGTTCTTTTGTTGAACTTGCTGTAGAATAGCATACATACTTATATTTAGAATACTTTTCATGAATATCTTCTATAGATCCTTCATAATCATCTACATCAACAATGCCGAAACCACCCCAACTAATAACATTTGCATTAGCTCGAGTAGTTTCGGTCTTATATGTGGCTGGTGATATTAAGGGAGCATCAGATTTTTTTTGATACTTATCACTACTAGCCAATTTGTATAACACTTTTTCAAAATCATCAAACGAATTATAATCAACTCGTTTAATAGTTTTGTTATCGTATATACTATCAAATATCGTTAAGGATACCATGATTTCCTGTGTGTGATGGAGATTCCCAACCTTCAGGTTTAATTAAATCGGGAAGACCCAGTGGGTTTGGACGTGATTCTTTTACGCCAACTTCTTTAGCCATATTTGCAGCATGAACTCTATCCCATGCATCAAATGCGTTGATATCAAATGCATCTAGTGTTCCAATAGCAACTACACATAAGTCAATAAGACCATCAACAATTTCTTCTGCGTCTTTTTCGCCAACAGCTTTAAATGTTTCATCAAACTCTTCTTTAAGAAATGCTATACGAAAATGTAATAGCTGTTCAAGCTTATCTGGATTATTTTTAATCCATTCATGAACTCCATACTTATTATGCATTTCTGCAATATCTTTTACCCAGTTCTGGCTCATACGATAATTCCTTGAGGTGCTGTTACAATAGAACCCGTTGCTTCATTGTATTGGTTAAGAACTTGATCAATAGGATCTACTGTATAAAGCACATGAATATGCTTGATTTCTAATCCATCTTCAGCTTTTGTGTAAGGTATATATGGCATAAAGCCTAGTTTGCCTTCTTCAGCAGCATATAAAGCAATAGGCTTTTTAATATTAATACTGGTTGTAGTTTCGCCAACTATTTGAGCTAGGATTTCTTCACCTGAAGATAACCTAATTAGTTTTACATCGTTCATTTATTTCTCCTGTATAATAGTATATTATAACACAGTTTACGGTAAAAGTAAACAGTTATTTTAAAAAAAAATCATCTAAAGTTGCAATCTCTTTTGAGTTCCAGCCAACTGCAGACAGTATTGGATCAATTACATCTAAAAATGTTTTATTGAATTGCTTATCATAATCAATATATCGATGAAGTCCAAACTCTTCTGGAAGATAATCTAAGAATGATATAACATTTTCTTTGATTTGATTTGGTGTTCGTAAATATATGAATTTGATTTTTTCTCCATTTTGAATCTTGTTATATTGGTTTTTAAGAGATAAATCAACAATAAGCTTGTTGTAAAGAATACTACCACGAGCATGAATTGGAGTACCTTTTTTGTATATTGTTTGCTTATCCATAAAGTTAGTAAGATTAGTTATACCTCGTGGAAACGCAATTTGATCTGGAGATAGAGTTTTGAAATACGTTCTAAAAGTTTCAATCTCATTTTGAACCTTAGATTCAGAGCCACTAATAATAGTTTTAAACATGTCTTTTAAAGCTTTACGACATGGAGCTGGCGTAGAAGATTGAATAGCTTGAATTCCCATAATTTTTAGTTTAGGTTCAGTATAACGAACGCCTTCATTATCAAGGACATTAAGAATATATCTTTTCTTAGCGGTCCAAATTCCACGATCAGCAATTGCTTCTCGCTTCATAACCATTCTGTTTTCAATACCACCCATTAAATTAAATAAGTCACTATAAGATTTTTCAAGGACATCTTCAAGCTTTTCTTTACAAACAGTGTCAACAAACTCTAATGGATTTTTTGGATTAACTGCTTTAACTAAGTCATCAAGGGTAACATACACAGAATCAGTATCAATGGCTAGTACGTAATCTTTTTCAGTTTTAAGAATTTTGTTTAAGTATTCATTAATAGCTTGTTCAGCCCAACGAATAGTTAACTGACCAGTAAGTGTAATACCTTCAGCTATGCGTTGATCAAAGAACCTAAAGTATTTATTACCAAGAGCACCATAAAGACTGTTAAGCAATATTTTAATAGACATTTGCTGATTTTCTGCGATCGCAATATCTCTTTGGATACGGTATAATTTTTGTTTGTCATTCTTATCTACCTTTTCTAATTCTTTTTGAGCATTGAGCATTTGTCTTTTAATAACAACTCGTTCACCATACATTTGATCAATGATTTGCGGTAGAATACCTTGTTCACTAGTTTTAAAGTATTGACCTGATGCAGAAGCACATTCATTTTCTAAAAGCTTTGGCTTTATTTCGCCAGATAATACTCTATCAACATCAATATTAGCAACTTTACCGCTTATAATTGTTTCAGGAGACATATTAGACTGCATAATAATTGATGGATATAGTGAGTTTAAATCAAAAGAAACAACCCATTCATGCATACCAACTTGTGGATCTTTAACATAACCACCAGGATATGGTGATTTAAATTTCTCTTCACCAAATGGAACAATCACATTTTTAGCATATAGATTTCTAAAAATAATAGAATCCCATATCGCAGTAGTTCCCATCACATCACCATAGTTAACACCACCACGATATGCCATTGTAAGAGCAAGTGTAATAAGACCCATCTTATCTTCAAATCGATCTACGAGTTCAACGTCTTTAATATTGTAGTCAATAAACTTTTGATGATCGTGTTTGTAAAGTGTGTGTAAATTACCATGCTCTTCATAGCTTAGTTTGTTTTCACCAAGAACGACATGAGCAATATTATCTAGTTTATATGATTCTTGAGGACCATAAGAGTAACCAAACTTACGAAATAGATCAAGGTAATCCATTTGAGCAATGCCTTGAATTTCATAAGCAATTTGTTTACGTTGAATTGTATTTACATCACGTCGATCAATAAGACCCCATGGTGATAATCTACGAACAAACTCTTCACCATGAATTCTAATGATACGATTTACAATATAAGGAATATCAAAGAACCTTGAATTCCAACCAGTAATAACATCTGGACATTGAGATGGTAAAGACCAATGTGCTAAGAATTGTAAAAGTAATTCTGATTCACTCATACATTGTTTATAAACAACTCGATTTTCTTGCATCATGCTATTTTCTACGTCATAAGGTTTAAGACCCCAGACATAGTATGTATGATCAATATTGTTTTTCATACAAATAGCTGTAATTTCATGTGCTGCTTCTTCAGGTTCAGGAAAACCAGCGTCTGATTGTACTTCAATATCGATTGTAGTTACATTAATTAAGTTACGATCAAATTTTATATTGCCCGGAAACTCATCATTAATATATGCTGGAATATGTTTGTTATTACCATAGATATGTCTACCAACAACTTGTTTATTTGTATGAAGCCAATCTTTAGCTTCTCGCATATCTGAAAATTTAATAGGTGCTACAGGAGTTCCATCAAGTGCTTTATATGGAGTAGGTTTTGGTGTGTTAACAAAATACGTAGGTTCGTATTTAATTTTAGTTTGAATTTTTTTGCCGTTTTTATATCCACGATAAAGTAAAGAATTACCATAACGAGATATATTAGTATAGAATTTTATGTTCATAGTGTAACCATTATTTAGTAATATGTATA